CCGATGCCATATAGTCGATGGCCGATGCCTCAAGTCCATTGCTGACAATGTTGCCAGAAGTGCCCAGGTCTGAGCGAGTCGCGCGAATCGTGACCGGGCGCTGCTTCATCCGATACTGCTGGATGATCTTTTGCATGTTGCCAATTACCATCGACCGCTGCAAGAACTGGCCATCTACCGTCATCGAATAGCGCAACATCCACTGCGTTGACTGCCGTTCTAGCAGGTCCGCAGCCGCTCGGTACACATCATGCAGAGATCCCGAAACGTAGACGGGAGGCAGTGTTGACTCCGCAAATGTCCAGTGCCCGACAATCGGCTCACTCGTCGCGGCTGTAACCGTCGTGGTGAGATATTGTTTGAGTACCGCGCCATTTTCCCAGCCGCCGAGATCGTGATAATAGTCCAGGTACGCGATGGTGCCGTTATCGAATGTCGGTACAGCCTTGAGCACGGCATTGCGATAGTCTACGCGCGACTCGTCCATGATGTCCTGAATGTCGGTATCCGACCACATCTGGCTCGTCCCGGCAGGGTCGTTGACGAGGAGACGAACCCGCGCGATAAGGTCGGTCATCGTGCTACGAAGCGCCATAGATCATCTCCTCTCTTTGCTGGTAACTACGGGCGCCCCTCGGTGAGATCACCGACATATGTGATCGACGGCGTGGCAGATGCGCCGGGCGCAATCGCACAGGTCAGTTTGACTTGTGTGCCATTGACGACGCTGGTCGGGCTAATCTCAAACGGAATGAAAATCTCGCCAGCGACAGAGCCAGACGTCGGCAGCGTGATTGGATCGGATTCGGCTTCGGTGTGGAAGTTCGATCCGCCATCGTGCGAGACATCAATGCTGAAAGTCGCCGTGCTTGTTGCGGTGCCGCTACTGCCCGCGCTGTAGAGCACACGCGCTTTCAGTCCACGGCGCGGCGTGCCACCAGGCAATGTCAGAGCTGCACCGCTAAAGGTGGAGGTCTTCGTGACGCTCGCCTGCAACTGAATAAGGGCGTCGGTTGGCATTATTTCTTTCCTTTCACGGCCTTCACTTCGACCGTTGTATCCTCATCCTCGCTGACGTCCTCTGCACCTGGTTCGCCCGCAGGCGCTTCGGCGTCGTCGAGTCCATGCGCGTGTGCCAGGTGCGTGACGAGATCCCCCAGGAGATTGCCGAGGTGAAAGTCGCGCAGCTTGATGCTTGCGACATCGGCGCGCAACTTCTCCAATTCGGATTCCAGCATGTTCATAACGTGTTTCCTCCCCGGCGCTAGCTGAGCTTGATATCGTACAGGCGTGCAATGCTACGGGTTGACGTGTTCATGAAGCCAACAGCCCAGTTTATATTCGTTCTATAAATCACGCCGTTGTTAATCAATCCGAGGTCTTCAGCCTGGATGTCGTCGAACTGCCATCCGAAGAAGTGATCAGTGCCGTAGTTCACGGCGTAGATGCTGGTGAACGTGCCGCCGGTCTTCGCCGTGCCATCGGCGGTCTCGGTGGTGGTGATGATGCGCGTGGACTGATCGGCCTTGTAGCCAGGATCGCGAACAATCGCACCTTTGTACATTTGGATCGTGCGGTTGAACTGATCCTGCATGACGGTGAAGCCGCCAGATGTGCCCATCTTGCGCACCGCCTTGGCAAAGCGGCGCTGCATGACTTCGTTCAGGTAGACCACAACGCCCTCACCATTCGGGCTATCGACGCTCCACAGAAGTTGATCCATGAACTCGATGAAGTTGTTGGCCGTGTCAGCGGTCAGGCCTGAGCCAGAGAGATCAACACCACCTGCGTCGATGCTGTTCTCTGGGCGCACGCCATAGGTGCCGCCGTTCGCAATGCGATAGGCCAGGCCCACGGGTGCATTGGCGTCTCCGGTGATGTGGTCATTCCAGAAGAATTTGTAGTTGACGTCGTAGGTCAGCGCTTTGAGGTACGCCTCTTCTTGAACGGCGCGCGGGTTGACGATGGCCGTCTCGTCCTCAACGAACATGCGGTCAACGTCGATGTAGTTGCGCACAATAAAGAGTTGTTCCTGGTACGGCGTCGGTGTGCCTTTAGTCGTGACACCCTCACTGTTGAGCGCGGCCCAGTTGATCGTTGGCAGGTTGCCCTCGAAGCGCACGCCGTTGGCGACGAGCACTTTCTTATTAATCAGCGGCACATCCTGGAGGATGTTACCGTAGTCGATCAGCGAGTACGTGACGGCTTTGACCATATCGCTGTTGGAGGTCAGCGCGTAGTCCGCCAATGTGACGCTGTTGGATGCAATAGTCATTGCAAG